CCAAATTTTATTACCGATGCAGCAAGAATACATGTAAGCCAGACAACAGATGTAGATAGAAACTTTGGTTTGGCTGGCGGCTTCGTCGGACCTAGTAAAGGCAGTTCCGCTATTGGTATGAAGGCTGATGACATTCGTATTATCGGCCGACACGGCGTCAAGATAGTTACCGAAGGCCGAGGAGTCCAGAACTCAAAAGGTGGTAACATTAAGACTACCGTTGGCATTGATTTAATAGCCGGCAATGATGATACGAATCTACAACCAATTCCATTAGGAAATACCTTAGTTGCTTGTTTAACTGATATGACAGATCTGATGGATGATTTGGCAGCTATAGTTAGTGCTAACTCATGGGGCCTTGTAAAGACAAACTTTACATTAGGAACACATTTCCATCAGATTGTAAGCCCACTCCCGGGAACCCCAACAACTCCGTCTTTTCCCGCTGCACTAGCCAGCATCGCTAATACTACACTACTTTATACTCGCGCAATCGCCCCGATGCAAACTCATCGAATTAATACCACAACATTTAGGTTCGACAACTTTGAACCCGCCGGCGACCAATGGATCTGTAGTAGATTTAACGGCACAAACTAATTATATAACAGGCACAGGTAAATTTAATGTCACATTACGACGAAAAAGCAACTCGATACAATTGGAATGAAGACGAGCAAGGTATTCTGTCGCAAAAGCCTTCGTGGTGGGCCAGCGCGATAGAAACCAGCTATGAATCAAAGGTCCGTCTAGTCGAGCTAAACAGTTTAATGTATGGAGAAGGCGCCCAATACCAACCGGGCGGCGATACGGTCAACTACCCCAAGGGCTGGTGGTATAACTACGAGCGCGATCATGATAACAAAATGAATGAACAGTGGTGCCTAATGCAGTTTATGGGCCCACTGGCGGCTTCTAAAGATGATGGCGGCGAAGGCTATGGAAAAACAAGCCAAGATGGTGATGATGAAGTTCCCTATGGTCTGGATTTCAATCTAGACGATTTTGTAGATGCCAACGGCCGCCACATCGAAGGTATAGATTTCAGAGAAAAATATACCAATAATACAATGTTAACAACTGGGAAAATTGGTACCGATTACGATTGGGTGTACCTATACGGCGCCTTAGAATATATTAAAAACGAGAAGCATACAGAATTTGACGGTGATAACGTTATCAATGTATATGACCCCGTAGAAGGCTTAGGATATTCTGTCCAAGTAAGGTTGCATTTTTCCAGCACGGGAAACGAGTACATTAACCCCGGTGCCTACAGCCTGTGTGATGCAGCCCAAAGACTAATTGTAAAAATACTTAAAAAAGCTACTGATTCTCCGTATGCTGACTTTACTGACGATGATTTACATGCAATACTAAGAACACCCTACGATCCGGATGGGGCTGTTCTCTTAGACGTTTCTGGTGAAGGAACCGATGAGCCAACATGGGGCATAACAGAAGAAAAATATCAAGAATTAGTACAGGCCGGCCTCGCTGTTACAGTGTGTGATGACCCACCACCCCCAACACCAGTTCCGGAAGACTGCCCACCGTGTGTTGAAAACCCTGATGCTATTGTACCAAACTGGCGATTTAAAGAAGAAGGCGATGTATTCCTAAACGGAAAAACTTGTGAGTATTGTGTAACGGTCGACACAACCGAAACAGATGCTACCATTCTTAACAACGAAACCACTAGAGAAGATTTCTTAGAAGAACAAAAGCAAAAAGGTGTAAATCTTATGCTGGAATACTTTGGAAAGGAACCGCTTGACGACGCAACAATGGAGATTGTACTGGCCGCAGCCATGCCGAAACAATACGATGTTCCCATGCGTCCACTCATGCCTATTAGGGTGCTTGTATGCGTACCTGTTGCAACCATTGATGCAATACAACTAATTGAATCTGACACGACAGAGGATGAAGCTCCTCCTATAGGTCCAGCCGGCTGTACCTTGATGGCCGAAGATATAAGAACTATGATCGGCGACGTGCGAGAAGCTTTCAGATTTTTTGGACACCAATATGCTTTATGGTCTTGGACAACCGGCCAATATATAGATAATTTTAGCCCTGTATCGGAATCAAAAAAGTTACGACTATTTGTTCCGGCTCTGGTTCAATTAATGAACCGAAATGGTTTTAAGTTAAACGGGAAGATGGCCGCCGAAAAGGTGGAATTTAGGTTTAACTCAGAATACGAACTTATCTATGCTCAGGCAAATGAGCGAAATTGTGAACCTATAGAATTAATCTGGAAGAAAGGTGGTGATAACCTTGGCGGGTTCAAAGCTCTAGAACCTATAAACGATCCACGAACGATGGCGTACATAGCTTCGTTAGTAGATATGCACACAGATGCTGGAGCAAGAGATCCTAAAGCATGGGATGAGTTTTTCACCAAATACACTTATCCTCCAATCAGTACAGATAATATTGAAGATCCTCTAGGCGATCCTGTCATGGCCGATGGCCCCCTACAACAAGCAGCCCAGTCGATTGTAAATGAAATTGTAAGCCTACCCGATGCAATCGTCGCAAAGTTTGGCGAACAGGTTTGTCGTGATCGAAGAGGTCAAGCGATACATGAAGCAGATCTTAAGAATTTTGATGATATGCTTAAAAGAGCTATCGACTCAAAAACAGCGAGCATAATCACTGGCGATAAAGTCTTTTTGAATCTGTCGGAACTTTTGGAGTTGTCGAAGGGTGAAGGTGTAAAAGACTTATACCAAAACATTTTAAACAAACTGGGTGTATGTGGCTTGCTAGACTTGTTGAGTATGGCCACAGCCTGCTTAACCAATGGAATTGATTTAGCAGATTCCCTAAGAATTATCGTCAGAGCTGCTTTAGGAGGAATGTCCACAGAATTTCTAGGCATAATTGTATCGGGACTTCCCCCTGATAAGCAAGTTGAGGTTAAACAAAAGGTAGCAGATGCCGGCTGGGACTCATTACCTGCTCCATGGGAATCAGGTTACCATCCCGGAGCTTATAGTTATAAAGTCGATCTTAATGATGCTGGAGAACCAATTAAAGAAGGGTATACCATCACTAAAGATGACGGAACTGTTGAAAAAATCGAAGCTGAGGATGATGACAGATCAATAGCAGAACGAACAGCCAGTTATAGAAGTGAAGCTCAAGGCACCGACTATGGCGGAGCTGGTACTATCGGCACAGCTGCCGACAATACAATAGACGCGATTGTAGGAGCTTATATAGAAGCACTTATGGATTCAGTCGACGCAGAATATTTATTAGAGCAGATCAACAAGTTTCCCGGCGCCGAGTTAATTACCAAGATATTAAACAACCCAGAATGTCCTCCACCACCGCTTTTTAATCCACCTTTAAAAGATTTTATGAAAACATTAGAATTGGACTTTTGCCGCGGCCAGTTTGATATAACTCTGCCAAAATTTCAAAAGATCAACATTCCTGATTTTATGAAAATGTTTATGGAAGCTCTGAAAGAAATGATAATGCAGTTGGTTATCAAAATTATAATAACTATTTTAGAAATGATTCTAAACATTTTACTAAACGGATTATGTAATTTGCTTGGAATGCTTGGAGATCAGGTCGCTGCATTATTTGGAGCCGTCGACCAACCCACAAATAATTTTGCTGATTCAATTAAAAACAGCATCGATCAGACTGGTTTAAGCGGACTAGGAGTTCCAATGCCACTCGCGTCTGATGACGCGATAAACAGCGCAGCAGCAGATATGTTCGCATCGTTCTCTAGATCTTGCCAAAAACCAGAGGACCTTCCTAATGGAGAACAGGCCTCTGATTTTATGAACGAAGTAGGGTTAATACTAACTCAAGGCGAGTTCCTAGATTTGTTAACAGGAGTTGCAGCAGAAGAGGTGTATAAAGCAATATATCAATTAGTGGTGGTCAGACATCAATCTTTCTTATGCATATTCCCAAATATTTCGAACATTAAAGATTTCTTCAGATCCTTGGGTAGTATGGTGGATCAGTCATCTATAACACGCGTCCAACCTAACATGCCAGTCTTCTCAGGTGTTTGTTCTGACTTAACAGGCGCCGCGGAGGTTGACGAGTTAAGAAGACAACTTATGGTCAAAAAGGGTCTAAACACAGATATTATTAACGAACTATTAGAACAGCTAAAATGTCAAGCCCTATCTGATTTAGAAGAATTAACTAAAATAGCCCAAAATGGCCCCTTTGAAAGTATGCCTCCACTCATTGGAGATGGTTGTACCCCCGGTATTCTTCCGAAGGACATCCCTGCCGCGGCTCTACCAACAGGCGCATCCGCAGCCCGAATGGGCCCCGAAGGATTATTTGAAAGCGCCTTCGCACTAATGGATTCGGTCTACTATCGAGATCTTATGGGCTCGGGTGGCTTTTTAAATATGGTGTTATCCGACCGCCAAGGCCGCAGCCGCACTGGCCATAATACTTTCGTTGCCTTGCAATCTGTGTTTGGTATATTCTCACCAAATCCAAACTCTCACGAAGAATTGCTACCAGTATATGTTGCTAAATATTTAGAATATATTCTTAAGAACCCCGGTTCTACAATGGAAAATGGCTATCGCTTCTTAGCACAAACGTTTACGCCCGGCGCCAGCCCAGATTTAATACTTAAATATAGTAATTACTATCCAGAGGACGACACCAGTTGGTACAGATTTGTATTAAACTTCACAGCTTCTGATTATGAAGCTACAACACTAAACAACCGTTACAGAATTGTTTTAGATGAAACATTTAATTATTCTGATTCTAGTACCAATATGATGTCATCACCCCCGTCAACAACTTTCTCAACAGAAACGCTAACAGAGAGGATGGTAATCGATACAGATCCGGGCCTCCCAGACGGTGTTCAAGACTTTATTGAGAATGAATTGGGTCTAGACATAGAATCAACCCTTAACTCTGGTAATGATTTTGTTGGACCAGAACAATTGTCAGCCCAAGCAGTTGTGTTTGGTAAATACATAGAAAAGATTTTAAGAGATAATATATCTGAAGAAGTTTTAAATACGGGCCCATATGCAGAAGAAAACTTGTCTTATATATCCTCAGCTTGTATGACGGACGTATTTAACTATGTCAACACAGGTTTCTTTGGATTTTTAGCAGGGACTATAGCTGATGATAATCAGGCATTTTACTATGGTGAAGGTGGTGATGACTTCGAAGGAAACACTCCTACAACCTTTGCTCCAGCTAAAATATTCTTAGATGAAACACACAAGCATCCCGTAACAGGCGAATCTATACCCTTAGATCCTTTAGCTTGGGGCGGAAATGATAGGTTCCCAGCATACTATGAGCAGCCTCCGCAAAACCGGCCCGGCTGGTGTGGAATCTCTGATAAGTTTGTACCAGAAGTTGATGCATGTGATCCAAAAAGAGAAAATGTTATCGGATTCAAACAAATCAGCGAGTCGGTAGAACAATTTCATAATAGTATAGTCGATGACCCTCGCCTGAGCCAGCCAAGTAACTGTACAATTGAGGCTCCTTGTAATAAGATTCTCACCCGCGGAGCCGCGGCTCTGATAGAAGGAAACATTAAAGCTACGATTAGAATTTATGTTGCAGAAGCCTTCCTCAAAGGTATGCCAGCGTTTATAAAATTTAAAGCTGACTTAAGCGAACTTTACGGCGACCCAATGACAGCCTATATCACCCAGACTTTAAAAGATGGATTCTTTTTATATTCCAAAAAAGGTTTTGGTAGAAGGAAAAACGATGAATATTACTATCAATTTTTAGAGCAGTGTGTTCAAAACTTTGGTCGTAAAGTAGATGCTGGTATAATTGAGCCGACCACTGACGAGCAAGAGGCTATTGACACGATAAACGCACTACAAGGCATTTGGAAAAAAGATACTGAAACGCCGAGCGGAAAACCATATGCCGATACTGGCGAGAGACTGAAAAGAGTTTTATCTCCCGGTTTCTTTGGCGCCCAATTGAAAAGTGTATTTAATGCAAACTATGATGTGCCACTGAATGAAGAAGGTGGTCCCTTGAGTGAAAAAGAAGCAAAAAAACTCAAAGAAGAATCTTGGGATTACTTTATGAGAGAAGTAGAATCTCAAGCAGAAGTAATTGTTAAAAGATATATCGCAGAAGAATTAAAGTATGTCTCCGATGAATTCTCCGAAAGAATCCCCCCAGAGTACAGAACACTATATGAGATATTCTTAGGTCATGAAACTTTTGGCTGCTTTGGCAATTTAAATTTTGAAGCAGGTTCAACACCAGTGGCCACACCAAGCGATGATGCAAATCCATTTTCTGTTGCCTCGACAACTAATGTAATCTATCGAACTACCGCGTTTGAAACAACACCAGCATCCACTTTGACAAACGAAGCAATTAATTTCTTAGTTTCTATGGGCACCGGCACCGAAGGCCGACCAAATCCAGCCTCAGTATTGTGTATGCCTCCCAAGGATGATGTTGCCGATAGCGCCCGCTACTGGCCTTTTGTTCTAGAGCAGTTTATTGAAATTGAGGACCATGCTGACGCAGAAAGCTCAGGTGCTCCTGAAATATGGGGGACAACCGTCATGTTAAGGCCTGATAATTTATTTGGAGTTGTTAGGGCAACTGACTGGCACAAGTACATTCAGGATAACTCAGCTTTGTTTAGTGGGTATACTAGAGGAGATCTATGGAAAAGTTGGAAATATGGTTTAAGAATTATATTTGTACCACCTAACCCAAGCGGAGATACATACCCAGATCCGAAATTTCCGTTTGGGGCTATCGAATTTGACGACAGCAATCCGGGTACAGACATAGCAATGCCATATGCAACAAATATAAAATATAGGATCCTCGGTATGGCTGTCGGCGCCACAGGGGGATCCGAGACATTTACCCAAAGTACAACAGAGAGAAACAAAGCTTTCTGGTTTAGGGATACCATTGATGGCACGACATCAAACCCAGCAAGTATACCATTAGCAAAAGGAAACTTAGCCATTTCAATGGACGTGGACTGTTTATCAGACGACTGGATAACCTCTTACGACAACGCCGGCGGATTCACACCACTGGTTCAAGATTTGGTATGCAGCCCAGAGTATAAGATGCTTTTTAGATACTGTTTCAACATGCCAAGAATCCTATCAGTTATAGGTATCTACATTATTCAATCTTTCTTGCCTTCCATCGGCCGCGGCCCGGATACGCCAAGCGTCCCGCAGGCCGAATGGGACAACACCATCGCCCACATGCTGGGCGACGACGTTACGGTGCCTGAAGGGGCAAGAGCTTTTGATGATACAGATCAAGACGATGGTTGGTATGAACCGACTGGTTTAAAAGGGTTCTTTGAAGGAGAGTATCATGGCGGCGGCCTAAGCCTCTTCCCGTTTCCAATTACTTTTAAAAATTGGAATTACAACAAAGCCTTTAATCGAACAAAGAAAATGGCAGCACAATCTTTTATGGACACTTATAACTCACAAGATCCTACTTATACAAGTGAGGCTACTGGAGACATGACCAACCAGTCTCAAGATGATGCGAAAAATAATATAAATGTTTCATGGCCTAAGTTTAACATTAGACTCTGGTCTAAAGAGGTGGACAGACCATATGATAAAAACGGAGATATATGTTACAACCCCGAAGATGATTACAGTGATTGATAAGGAGAATTAAACAATGCCCGGTTTAGCAGCAAGATTACCATTACTAATTTCAGAGAGCGAAGGCCCTTATGATCTTTTACAGACTATAAAAGAAGTCGCCGCGCAAAACCTTAAGATGGTTATTTTTACTGCTCCCGGCGAGCGTATAATGGATATTAATTTTGGCGTTGGGATCAGAAGGTACTTGTTCCGCCAAAATGTAACACAGACACACGATGTGTTGGTGAACAGAATAAGAGAACAGGTTGCGATATACTTGCCTTATATTAAGATAATGGACCTGCAAGTTGATAGTCCCATATCAAATCCAAGTATGCCCGAGAATCTTATGGCTCTTCGACTTGTATACAAGATAGACCCTTATGACCAAACAGATGTTTTAGAACTATCTATTTCCGCATAGAAAACTACTTAGTGTAAGAGGATTTAAATATGGCGAATGTAAAACCAGCAATTAAGTATACTAGTAGAGAGTTTGACACGATCAAACAAGACTTAGTGCAGTACGCTAGAAGGTACTATCCAGAGGTCTATAGAGATTTTAACGAAGCTTCCTTCGGATCCCTGATGCTCGACACAGTATCCTATGTTGGTGATGTATTATCTTTCTATTTAGATTACCAAGTCAACGAGACTTTTCTTGATACAGCAGCCGAGTTTTCCAATGTTGTTCGCCTATCTAAGCAATTGGGCTACAAATATCGTGGTGTACCTTCTGCAACAGGTGTATGCTCCTTTTACACTATAATTCCAACTAATGATGTTGGCCTTGGTCCAAATACAGATTATTTACCGATCCTCAAAAAAGGATCTACGATGTCCTCCGGAGACGGCACATCATTTATTTTAGATGAGGATGTGTTCTTTAATGACCCAAATAACCTTATCGTCGCAGCCCGAGTGTCCGACGCAACAGGTGTTCCCACTTCATACGCCGTAAAGGCGCATGGTAAAATAGTTTCAGGTGAAATTTCTAGAGAAAGAATACCAATAGGAAACTTTACCAAATTTAGAAAGGTAGCCTTGAGTTCTAACAATCTAACAGAAATACTGTCAGTTGTTGATGATGAGGGGCATGAATACTACGAAGTTGACTATCTTTCACAAAATGTAGTATACAGAGCAGTTACAAATCGAGGAGCTGATAATGAGTCAGTTTCAGCTGTAATGAAGCCTTATGTGGTACCAAGAAGATTTACTGTAGAGAGAATCGACGGCAAATACTATTTGCAATTTGGATATGGCTCGGACTCCGAACTTAAAACAAACTCCGTAGCTGAGCCATCTTCTATTACACTCAAGATGCACTCTAGAGATTTTATTGATGATACCAGTTTTGACCCATCAAAGTTGCTTGATACTGATAAGTTTGGTGTCGCACCAGCCAACACTACACTAACAGTGACCTACCGCAAGAACACTACAAGAAATACTAATGCTAAGATTGGCTCAATCACAAAAATGGGTAAAACTGTTATTGAATTTGATGATCCAACAAAAGTGTCTTCTACCATTGTAGCCGATATTAGAAGGTCTGTAGAGGCCTACAACGAAGAAAAGATAGTTGGAAGTGTTACTATACCCACTACAGAAGAACTAAAAAGACGAGCATTCGATAATTTTGCGTCTCAAAACCGTGCAGTCACCTTGCAAGACTTCGAGGCTATAGCTTATGGCATGCCGCCTAAGTTTGGCTCATTAAAAAGAGTAAAGGTTTCTCAAGACCCTGATTCGTTTAAGAGAAACTTAAATATGTATGTGTTAGCTGAAGACTCGAACAACTTTTTAACCGAGGCCAATAATACCTTAAAAGAAAATTTAAAGATGTGGTTAGGCAACTACAAGATGATTCACGACACAGTTGATATTTTAGACGGCAAAATTGTTAATTTTGGTGTTGAGTTCCATGCAGTAGCAAACCCAGAGTTTAATAAGTACGACGTTCTTGCCTCTGCCCAGCGCGTACTAGCAAGACACTTCTCACAGCCATCAAGTATGGGAGAAACGCTTTACATAACAGATATCTACAGACTTTTAAACAAGAAAGTTCGAGGACTGATTGATGTTAAATCAGTCAAGATTGTTCCTAAGTTCGCTGGAGTATACTCGCGCTCAACATACGGCTTCGATGACCAAACCTCAGCAGACGGTAGGTATTTAAATGTTCCTGACAACGTATGTTTGGAACTTAAGTTTGCTGCTAAAGATATCAAAGGAACAATAGAATAATGGCTATTAAAAGATATTATGCAAGTGCAGACAACACAATAACAAATGCATTTCAAAGCAATCTAACA